GCTCAGCGTCCTTGGCAGCTTGGCCAGCGAACAGCGGCTCGAGGTAGCCGCGCAGGGTCTTCGGCGTGACGGCCTCGTTGTCAACCATGCCAGCGTTGACTTCAGCTTGCGTGGCGAGCAGCAGGTTGCCAGCAACGGTCTCGGTCGCGGTGACATCGTTGCGCTGGATGACGACAGCTTCGGTCGCCGAAATAAACAGCACTTGGTCGCCAATCTCGACCACAGCCGAGGGCGAGAACGTCACACCGGCAGCGGTCAGGGTGCCAGCGGCGTCAACAACGTACTGATAACCCGAGACCTTCTCGACGGTGCCGACATTGCCCGCATTGATTGAACCACGGAACTTGATGTCGCCCTCAACGTCGATTTGGAACGGGTCGAAACCAGTGCCATTCCAGACGTAGATGCGCTTATCGGTGGTCGAGTAAACCGTCAAACCGGTGTTGTCCATGCCGAGTTGAGCCGCCAGAGCGGTCATGCCCGATGCGGACAGGTTCTGCAGGCGTGCGCCCAGCAACTGGCCGACGTTGACCAAGTCAATGTCATGATAAAACTGCTTTGCACTCATACGAATCTCCTAGAGAGTAAGGTTGTCAGCCACTCTCCCCTGCCCTAGACTGGGCATTCGCGGTCGGGGAACCCCCTTTGCACGGGCCGGTGCATCGGGGCGTGCCTTACGGCACGGTCAAAAACTCAATCTGGCCGTCAGGCCGGTCATGTCGAGGTTGGCCTCGATGGCCACCCGACCGCTCTGGTGACGCACCACGACGCTCACCTCTGCGCCATCGGCATCGACCACCACCACACTCGCCGCCAGCACACCGTCTGGCAGAGGAATCGTCGCCACGCGCCCACTTAGCGGTTGCAGATACGGCGGGATTCGCCCACCGCCAAACAACTCAACTGGGAACTGCTTGGTGACACCGTCCTGATTGCCGACCAGCACCTCGACACCGTCAAGGTTCTCGGCGCGCGGCAGTTGGCTGACGCGGATGCCGTCGGTCACAGGTCAGTCTCGATCTGCGTTGTCCGAGTCACACGTCCAGCCGCGTCGTACTCGACCTTGCTCTCGGTCTTGCGCGGCGGCAGGTTCACATTGACTTCGGGCGGCGGCAACACCGCCTCCACGCTCACATCCGGTGCGGCCACATCCACCTTCACCTCGGGCGCGGCAACATTGACGACTGGCTCGAACCTCACGTCAGCAGGCTGCACATCGACCTTGACCTGCGGTGCTGGCAGGTTGACCACTGGCGCATCGACATGCACTACAGTCTCGCCCGTCTTGATTTCCGGCAGATGCACCGTCATGGCCGGCGTCGCCACCGACACATTGATGACTGGCTGGCTCTTGAACTCAGCCGCCAGTTCAGCCATGCGCGCCTCTTGGCCGCCATTCGGACCCGCTTGATCGACCGGCACCATCGCGCCTTGGATAAGCAACTTGTCGCCGCCCTCCTGCGCTGGCAGATGCTCCCAAGCGCGAGCCTCGTTCGGCGTAATCAGCCCGCTCGCTATGCCGACACGATAGGACTCGTACCGGCTCTTCATGTCAGCACGCAGCAGCGCATCAAAGTCGAACTCGATCTCAATGCGTCCGCGCTCACCAGCAGGCAACAGATGCGCCGCCATGCTCGCTTCAATCTTCTCCAACAGAGGCCGCAGCGTCAGCTTGTAGAAGCCCGCCACGATCTGCTCGATGCCGGACCCCCACACGGTGCTTCCGGCGTTGTCATTGACCATCACGCTCGGCACGCCGTACCAGCGGCAGATTTCTGCAATCTGAAACTTGCGCGACTCCAACAACTCGATGTCCTGCGGACTCAAACTGATGGCGTCGAACTTCATGCCGCCCTCAAGCACCATCAGCCGCTCATCCGCCGACACCGTGAGCGTGTTGAACGAACGGCGAATCTGGTCGCGCTGCTCTGGCGTCAGAAACCGATCCAGCGACAGCACGCCGCTCGGCTTCGCGCCGTTGCGGTAGACCTTGCCGACCGCGCCCTCAGCGGCCTGGGCAATGCCAAGCGTGTTGCGCTGGAACGCCAGCGGTGACAAGCCGACAATGCCATTGCCCATCAGCTTCAGGTGCCAAATGCTCTGCGCGGCGTAGACCGCCACGCCACGGTCGTCGGTGTACTCATACACCACCGAACCGTCATCCAACATGCGCGTGTCTACCATCGCCGACATCAGCGGCAGCAAACTCGTGATGCGCTCGCCGCTGCGCTCGACCAGCACATACGCGTTGCCGCTGGTGATGAGGTTCAGCAGCAGAGTCTCAAAGAACTCAATGCGCGTCTGATATCGGTTGACCATGCCGCGCATCAGCAGAGTCAGCGGGTGCAACTCCGCCACCCGGCGGTCCTCGCCATCCAGTTGCCATACCGTGACGGGCAAGCTGGCCACCGTCTCTGCAATCAGCTTGACGCAGGCCCACACCGCCGACAACTGCATGGCCGAGTCGAACGTGACGGGGGCAGCAGACGTTTCGCTATACCCCTGCGGGGTCGGATACTGCACACCGACCCTACGGCGCAGCCCCCCCATCACCCAAGTTCCAAGACTCTGAAAGACGTTCATATCAGCCCAACGGAAAGCGGCGACCCTATGAACCCGTCAAAGTCGCCAGAATCCTCTTGCGACTTACCGGCCACACCCATCGCCATCGCCAGCGCAACAGCGCCGTCAATGCGACCCGTAGCCTTGGCCTTGTTCAGCTTCCGATTGCCCGCCGCATCCATCTCAATCCGGCTGTTGCTCATGCACATCGTCAGCACGGGATGCGCCCCATGCAGCACAGTGTTGTTCAGCAAAGCCGTCTCCAATATGTCAATGGCTGGGGCCATGTCACGAAAGCCCTGCCCAAAGGGAACCAGCGGCAACTCCACGCCAAGTCCCTGCAATTCCTTAACTAGAAGGTCAAAGCGCCACCTGTCAAAGGCCACGCCGACCACGTTTACGCCGGTCAACCGCTCAGCGATGTCTCGCGCCACATACTCATAGTCAATCGACTGACCCGGCACCACATGGATGTACCCTTGGTCCGCCCACACGTCATACGGCGCACGATCCCGCTTGCTCCGGTCCAGCAAACTGTCACCCGGCGTCCAGAAGTGCGCCTCTATGTGCCACTTGCCGTCAGCCAAGGCCACCATCACCATCGCGGTGAGGTCATTCCGCGCCGACAAGTCGATGCCGACCCACGTCGGGTGCGTCTCCCACACCAAACCGTCCGGCGGGCCACCGTTGGCCTCCCACACCGCCCTCGATATGAACGGCGAAGTCATCTCCACCCGCTGATTCAGGTATAGATTGCGAAAGGTCGGCTCAAACGAGGGCATACGCACAGCCCTCTCGGCCATCTCGCGCACATCCGGCAGGCTCCGAAACACCCCGAGGGCAGGATTGGCACACCTCCAGCCCTCCTCACACGTCAGTTCAGCGTCCTTCGGTGCCTCATAGACCCGACTGACGATTCGAGGGTCTCCAGAATCTCGGGCATCGTCCAGCCAGATGCTGAACAGATCGCCGTCATTCGCCGCCTGCGTGCTGATGCCCAACAGTAACGGCGATTCATGCGCCCCCTGTGACGTGATGATCGCGTCCACAAAGTCAGAACGCGGCCCGCGAACCTGACCCACCTCATCGAGGATGGCCAGCACAGGCGACAAGCCATGCGCCGTAGGCCCATCAGCCGCCAGCGCCCGATACTCCACATTCTTCCGCAAACCAATAAGCCGCTTGCTCGACGGCACGGTGCGCACCACCCGAGCCAACTCAGGGTTCATCTGCACCATCTTCGACGCCAGTGCAAACACGAGCGCCGCTTGGTCACGCGACATCGCGCCAGAAATAATCTGGCTGTTCAACTTTGCTTCCGGCCCGCAGATGTGAGCCAACAACAGCGCAGCCGTTGTGGCGCTTTTGGCGTTCTTGCGCGCCGTAGACAAGTACGCTCTGCGAGTCCCTATGGGGTTGTCGTAGACGGACTTGATGAACTCCACCTGAAAGGGCGCAAGGGTGAGCGGCTTGCCCACATACGCCCCTTCTGGGATCAGAAGATACCGTTCAACGAACGCGCAGACCTTCTCGCCTCGGGTCATGCCAGCAACGATTCGCTATGCACCAGTTCCAGCGCAGCGCGCTCCAAATTGCGGCGCGGCTCCAGCTTGTCCGTAGCACCCAAACTGCGACCGCCCATACGCAGCGTCCGCATCAAAGCCATTTCCCGCTTCGATAGCTGATCCACAATCTCGGCACGCGGGTTCTTCCGCAACATGCCGCTAGGCCCAGCCACCACCCAACCCTCTTCGTCCAGCAACACCTGCTGATCCCGCCGGTCACGCATCACCGAAGCCAACTCCACCGCAACAGCCAACGTCGCCTCAGTCCACTCGTCACGCGCACGCTCCCGCACAACATCACGGAAGAACGGCTCGTCACCAGCACGCAACGGCACATGGTCCGGCGGCTGCAACTCAGGCAACTGGGCATTACGCATGGCCAGCACCGCCGCATCAGCAGAATCGGAGCGAAGCCTGCGGGCAGAGGGTTTCATCGGAGTTATCTCTTATCAGTGAAATGCGAGTCCGGTGGCGGTATTCAGCGATATCGAACGCGACTTTCGACACACCCCCTCGGTCAATCGTCATCGACATACCAGCCGTCCGCCCGTAACGCGTTGATTCGACTATGTTCTTGCGCCCGCTAGTCTGCGCCCGCTAGTCAGCGCCCCTGCGCCCCTAGTGCGCCCCGAGTGCTATTGCCTACAGGCGAGCCATGCAGCGACCTAGCGCGCGCCCGTGTCGGGCGTGTCAACTATCAGGCATTGGCCAACCATCGCGCCCGATGGCCGGGCGCTCCCTGTATCCACAATCGCGAGCCGTTTTGCGTGCATGGCATTGCGCGCACAGTGGTTGCAAGTTTGCCGGGTCGTTCAATCCCCCGACATGCAGTGGCGTGATGTGGTCTAGCTCGGTTGCTAGTGACACGCGCCCATCTGCCGCACAGTGTCTGCACAATGGCTCCACACGAAGTAGATGCGCGCGCAGCGACTGGAAACGCCTCGACGTGTCGCGCGCGGTTTTGGGTGGGCGTGTGCCAATCTTCATATTGGCCAAATATCTGCCAGCACCTGAAAGGATTGTGTCGCGCGCGGTGCTGGCTATCGGCGATCTGGTGACGCGCTATCCTGGCTTGTGGCCATAGCGCGCGCGTTATCTGGTAACGGTGCATCTACACTAGGGGCTTTCGCAGAATGGTGCAAGCGTCTATGCACAATGAAAAAAGCCCGCGCTAGGCGGGCTTGTGTAGTGGCGTGATGGTGTCAGTGACGCTTTGCTAGTGCGTTCAGTGCATCTTGGCGCGTGCGATACGCTCCTCCTATGGGCGTTTGATGCGGGCCGCGCACAATGAACCATGAACCCAACAAACGATTGAACACGATGCGCGCACTCATGCTGCGTCCTCCATCGTGAACGGGACGGCACGAAGGGCAATGCCCAATTCGCGTTCCAACATGGGGAGCTCAACCCGCGCGGTCGCTTCATCCACAACCCGAGCCAAACCTCGCCCCTTCACTAACATAGGCTTGAAGCCCTGCATGGTGACCACCAAACTATCCTCTGAAATAAACATGAACATGTTCTCTCTCCTGGTACTCGCGCTGCGCACCATGCGCCGTGCATGGAGTGAATCATAAACCAAATCGGACACAATGCAACAGTTTTTTTACGCGGCCCGAAAAAAACTTTCAAGCCGCCA